CAAAGTGGAAAAAAATTTTGATTAATATAAACCCTACAGAGCACGAGGAGCAATGTGCCCTTTTCGAGTGGGCTGATTGTTGGCTTCCGATGGTAAGCGCGCTGCTTTTCGCCATTCCCATGGGTGGGCATCGGCATATAGCCGTTGCCGCTAAACTCAAGGCTGAGGGCGTTAAGGCAGGCGTGCCGGATATTTTTTTCGCTTTGCCTAGGAACGGTAAACACGGGCTTTTTATTGAGATGAAACGTGTTAAGGGTGGGTCGGTTCGGCGGGAGCAAAAAGCTATGATCGACAGGCTCCGGGCGGCCGGATATCAAGTTGAAATATGTAAGGGCTTTGATGCGGCAAGGAATGTTTTAGTAAACTATATGGGCATGGTTTAAGATAAGGCTTAAGGCTGATATAGCCATGCATTATCGGGAAATAAAATACGGATTCGAGTGGGGATCAGCTAAGATCACCCGGTTTTTTTCGGATGAAAAAGCGGGTTGGGTTACGTTTATGAAAAAGATGGGACGGAAAAAAAGTGAATGGGTTTTTTATCCCAGGCTAAAAGGAGGCTAAAAATTGAGTCCACTTCACGAAGGTAAAAGTAAGGCTACTGTCAGTAAAAACATTAAAGAAATGGTGAAGTCCTCGACGTTTGCACCCGGTAAGTCAGATGCAAAGCGTCGGGAGATGGCAATTGCGGCGGCCCTTGATAAAGCAAGGGAAAGCAAGGCAAAGATTTCTAAAACCTCTAAAAAAAAGGGCTCAAATAAAAAAAAGGGCTCAAAAAAAAGCAAAAAGATTCCGTAAGCTGATTGCACCGTGGATCGTGCGGTAACTATTTTCAAGGATTGATTTTCCGGCCCGATTGAACCGGCGATTTCGTTGATAATAGACACGTCTTGTCTTACAGTTATCACCAATAATTACAAAATTACAGGAGAATGGAACCGTGAAAAAACTTTGTTTGACGTGCAGTAAGTGCGGGACGGCGGCGTGCATTTCGCCGGACAAGTGTATAGCTGAGGAACACAAGGATTACTCAGGCCGGCCGCTACAGCATTGGCAATATTGTCGGCAGTGTGGAGCCAAACTTATCACTAGCGCGACTTGCATCGAAACGGAGGATATTGGCGTGGAATACAAACTTTGTCCCAACTGCGGCTCGAAGGAAAAGGTTATCAGGTCGTGTTGTTTTGGCTCGTCAATTTTGCAATAATATCTTTTGTTTGTTTTTTAAACAAATAAATATAATAGTCTTGTGCTGATAACCGATTGGATATAGTTTGAAGCCGTAACCTTGGATATTGTCCGGGTAAACGGCTTTTTTTATTCGTCACTGGTCCGAAAATAAAGAGGTTTTTACATGAGCGTTAAGCCTAAAAAGAAAATAGCGCCACCGAAAAAGAAAGCCGGTCGCGGTCGGAAGAAATTTTATGAAACTCCGGAACAAATGCAAAAAATTATTAATAGCTATTTTAAAAAATGTAAAGAGGATAAAGAAATCCCTGGGATGTGCGGGCTGGCAATTGCCCTTGGGATGGACCGTGGGACGCTGTTGGCCTATAGAGACCGTGAGGAGTTTCACGCCACGGTAAAAGAAGCACGGTCCAGGATAGAGGGAGTCTGGGAGCAAAGGCTATTCACGAACGGCTGTACCGGCGCTATTTTTTGGTTGAAAAACAATGGTGCCGGTGGAGGCTGGAAGGACAATCAGGATATTAAGAGTCAGATATCCGGGCCGGACGGTGATCCTATTCGGTTGGAGTGGACTGTAAAATTCAAAGACGTGAAAAGGATAATACCCGAAGATGCAGATCAACATGGAGCTTCCGAAAAAGATCAGGCCGCTACTTGAGAAAAAGAAGCGGTTCAAGGTTGCCATTGGTGGTCGTGGGTCTGCTAAGTCGACATCTTTTGCCGATATTTTTTTACTAAAAGCTTGTACTGAGGCGGCCAAGATAGGTTGTTTCCGGGAATTCCAAAATTCTATTGAAGAGTCAGTTTATGTGTTGCTCAAGACCGAGATCAAGCGTATCGGCGCCCCGGGGTTTGATATCAGTAAGACTTCGATTGATCATGAAAGCGGGGGAGGGTTTCGGTTTAAGGGGTTAGCCAGGTCTATTGATGCAATCAAGTCCATGTATGGATTTAAATATTTTTGGGTTGAAGAAGCTCAGTTTCTGTCAAAAGAGTCCATCGAGATACTCGTCCCCACTGTCCGCGAGACGGACTCGGAGCTGTGGTTCTCGGGCAACCCGAGGAACAGTAACGATCCGTTTTCCCAGCGGTTTATTGTTCCGTTTCTCAAGGAGTTGAAACGGGATGGGCACTATGAGGACGCCGATCACATCATCGTATTCATCAATCATGATGATAATCCATGGTTTCCAGCAGTACTTGAGACTGACCGCCGTCGGGATTTTCATAATCTGGACCGGGCGCTGTATGATCATATCTGGGAAGGTGCGTTTTCTGACTATGTTGAGGATAGTATAATTAAGGCGGAATGGTTTGATGCCTGTGTGGACGCTCACCTCGCACTTGGGTGGAAGCCCAGGGGGGCTATTATCGTGGCGCACGATCCGTCTGACCTGGGGGCTGATGATAAAGCTTTCGCTGTTAGACACGGCGGCCTTGTTTTAGATGTCCAAACCCGAAAAATAGGCGACGCCAACGAGGGTTGTGACTGGGCATTGGATGCCGCTATAAACCATCGGGCCGATGCGTTTGTGTGGGATTGCGATGGCCTTGGCGCGTCTCTGGCCAGGCAGGTAAGACAGTCTTTGGCAGGCAAAAAAATCGAACCAATAATATTTAAAGGCTCTAACTCAGTTGATTTTCCAGACCAGTTATATGAAAACCCGGCGTTACAACAGAAGGATCACCTGATTTCTAACGCAAACACATTTAAGAACAAGCGGGCTCAGTATTACTGGGCGCTCCGGGATCGAGTGTTATCAACATATCAGGCGGTGGTTAAAAACAAGTATAAAGACCCCGATACAATTATCAGTTTCTCTTCTAAAATTAAAGATTTACAACAGCTAAGATCAGAGGTATGTAGTATCCCTCGGAAATATAATAGCAATGGCCTGATACAGATCATGGATAAAGACCAGATAAAGCGGTTTTTAAAGCTATCGTCACCGAACATGGCCGATGCGTTGATGATGAGTATGGTTCCGTATTCATCGGCGCCGATAATGTCCCAGGCTGACGCTATGCCGGAATATGAGGAGGCATATTAATGTCTGATGAAATTCTTACCTGCCTGGATGTGCGCGATAATCTGGCCAGGGAAGCGGAGTATGTAAGGGCCATTCGGACATTTGGATATCTGCCGATCTACGGCCCGACGATTGAAGATGTACATTACGCAAAAGAGCTGGTTGGTTATATTATGTCCGAATACCCCGGATACCGGTGGATTATAGAGGTTCGTAATGGAATGGTGACATGTGTCAACGAAACGTTTTGCCCGGATTACGGGTTTCGCTTGTACGTCTCTCAGCTCGATAATGACGGTAAGGAGATAAGGCGATGGGCCGGTGGTCTTCTGGAGCGGTTTGGAGTGCCCAGGAGTAAGATGGTTGTTGGCATGGTTGATGAGCTGGTAAAAGATAGCCGTGGAAACGTGAAGAGGCTGGATTAAGTGGAAGACAAAGCACATCTCGAAGGCGGAGACGCTGGGTACACGGATACAGACCGCGAGTTGGTAGATTGGTTAGCCGTCGCTAATGCGGCTTATGACGGATCAACGGATTTTCTTAACACAAATTATCGTGGTCAATGGGCTCGTAATGTATCAAATTTTCAAAGCAAACACCCTCCGGGAAGCAAATATATATCAGACGCATACAAGACAAGATCGCGTTTTTTCCGGCCAAAAACCCGGACCGCAATCCGTAAGAACGAGAGCGCTTTCGCTTCTGCGCTGTTTTCTGCCAGTGATGTGGTTGTCTTGTCGGCGGAAAACGAAAATGACAAGAGGGCTGTCCGCGATGCGATGTTCTGGCATTATATCATAAACTATCGTCTCAATAAGACAATTTTGTGGTTCCCGATCTCTGTCGGAGCGTTCCAAGAGGCTCAGATTTACGGGTGTGTGTTCTCAAAGCAATGGTGGGACGAGGAAACCAGGGTGTCCGGGCAAGATCCGGTGACGCTGTCTGATGGAGAA